AATATGTTAGTCATTTGTGACATTGTAAAGTGTCCTTAGTAAATAGCTGGTCGATAGGGCCAGAACTACATAGAAAATTCTATGAAAGATTAATAAATAGACAATCCGAAAACAGAGATTCAATCATTTACGACTGAAACCACCGCCAGAAATCCATTGAGTTGCTAGTGCCACCGCATTATAAATATGCATAGGCGAGAACACCTCACTTAAGGGTCGAATATCAGGTGGCGCAATATTGAAGAAAGTAAAACCTTCTCCATGCGTTCGCCAAACTTCGATCGTAGTCCCATTCAATGAGAGGCCAGACATGTCATACATGTCGGGTTTCAAAGCGTGGGCAGGACCAGCATGGGCTGACTGAACTTTTGTCAGACACCATCTGCCTTTTAAGAGAGGAAGAATATTAAGGGAATCCAAATATGATCCAATTGGTATAAACCAATCAACCACAAAGGAGAAGGGAACGACTTCCCACACTATACCAGCTGGATCTTCTAGACCTAGCTGACGTTGCAGAGAGACGGTTTCGTTTTCGGCAAATTCGTACGTTATTTTATATACGAAGGTCGCAAGACCCCCGCACGTATAATGCGTACCAAATGACGAAGCTTCCCATTTCTTTGTTCTTGACGATGAACATCGAACTGTCATTTTACGTTCGCCCTCCATTTGTGCCTTAAAAAGCTCACTGGCGGCCTGAACGTCTTTTAACAACGGTATCCATCCATATTGCAACTCCAACCAGCGTCCCGCAACATCAGTTGCATGGAACTGGTGACGTCTGAGTAACTGTACTACCTCGTAGTGGAGATATGAACCGCCACGCTTATGTGCACTAATTAAAGTACCTAAAGCAGACTGAACATTTCCCTCTTTGAGGACTACAATTACCTTCGCTACAGAAAAGAGAGTGTCACGGACCATACTAATAAACTGTTTCCCCTCGGCCACGTTCTTCCCTAAATGTAGGGAGGTTCCGCGAACCTTGGATGACAATTTACTTTGTATTTTGACCATGTCGTTAAGATTGAAGCCAAAATTGCTACCATACGTCCACGAGGGCCAACTGGGGTACGAAGTACCGCGGAAGATCCAAGCATACGGGGAAGCAGACTGCATAGCTTTATAGGAGTGAAAATCATTAAACTTCACTCTTTTAATGCCATTAACGATCTCGTACTTACCATCGGAGCCGGACCAGCTATGATATTCATAGTTATGGCCGTCACCCATGGAACCTTTAGTACCTGTAGTCATTGCACACCTCCAACCGGAGGTGCTGTAACGCCCATTAGGGCATCGCACAACCTTATAGCTGTACGAGAATAGTATCGAAGACACGACGTTCTCACGTCGACGTCAATGACACCATTCTGAGGTGAAACCCTAGCAATAGGGTCAGCAGGTACCTCAAAAGCCTGCCCGAGAGTTTTGTCCGCTCCTAACACATTAAGAGGTAATTCACCCTGTAGTTGTAAGTTAAGAAACACCGATAAGAGAACAGTGAGTAATATTATGATCCGATAAAGGATCACACTCAGTGGAATCCGTCGGCGATCTGAACCAAACTTGTACATGATGGTCACCAATTGTTGTTTAGGAAAATAGCCATTGTGAAGCGGTTGATGGTAACACCATTCCCACACTCACACCTTCTATCACCCATATCAGAAACTATCAAGATATGGCGAAGGAAATCGGGATTTCCCCGAGGCTAGGCGAAC